TATACCAACCTGGTTTTGGAACAAGACTATCTAAACTACCTTGAGTATAAACTCCAAAAGGTTTAGTTCCTGTAACTGTATAATCTGGTTGTCCAGGATCTCCTGTAAGTACATGTCCTCCACCCCTAAAATCATTAGGAAGGCCTTGATTATAACCATCAGAAAAATAATATGTTGTATCTGGGGTATAACTACTTGTAAATTGACAAGGAGTTGCGTATATATCTAAAGTTACTGTAACAAATTTTACTTGAAATGGTAACCATTGAATAAAAGATCCTGTTATTGCAGTTATTTTACCATTTGCATCTCCTTGAATATAATAATTCCCATTAAATCCTACTTGTTGTCCTGCAACACTATGTCCACCTCCATTAAATATATTATAAGCACTATAAGCTGGTACAGCAGGAAAAGCTTCATCTTGATGCTCAGGAAAAGATTGCATAAATCGAGATGGGAAATTTGCTCCAAGAGCAGTCCATCCAATATATCCAAATTTGTTTTCTAAGGCTGGTGTACTACTCAATTGATCATTTTCATAAAGTTGATTAGTAACTGCTAATTCCGAGGATGGGTAAATACTATTTAGATGGTAAAATTCATTTACTCCATAACTCCAACCTGTAAATGGAAAACCACCACCTGCTCCTTGTCCACTCATTCCTCCATGATTCCAACATTTGGTTAAATCATTTAATCGATCAAAATTTACTGGTCCTGCAGCCCCACCTCCTGGGCATTGTACAGAATTAGCACTCCATTGTGCGTCATCAACACTCCAAACTCTAAAAAATATTTCACTTGGTTCAGCTAATGATTTTGTAAATTGAAGATTAATTTGTCCATTCCAACTAGCAGATGATGATGCGGGATAATTTGCTGTTGTTCCTTCTGCTACATATGAACCTGAACCACAACCTGATGCTGGTAAAGGTAATGTTCCTTGATTATTCTCGTAATAACCTTGACTAGGTGAGTTTGGAACTTGTGCTAATGGGGAACCACTATTTCTATTAATTGATTGTGGTGTGCCCGAACCTGTCATTGCTACATTATATAATATTCTATCATCACTTCCATCTTGATCTCCTTCCCATAAACATTTAACTGATGTAGGGTAAGGATTTACTTGAGGATAAAGAGTTTGACCAGTTGCATAAAAAGATCCATCGCTTTGATCATAATTCATTTCTTTAAAACCATATTCTAAAGCTCTTTGTAATTTAGTAATTTCTGTATTTGGTTGGGAACCTAAATCATCACCAATAAATAAGGAATCAGCTACAACATCATTATTCCATATAATTTGAAATCTAGATATGTGGGTTTCTGCTTCAAAATTAGCTGATACTACTCCCGTTCCTATTCCAGATGATAATGCTTTCCAAGTATATACTTTTGCTTGATCATCAGAATCAGCAACAGCATTTCCTCCATTAGGAGCACCATTATTACATGAAACTACACCTATATCAAGAGCACCAGCTTCAGTTGTTAACTGAATTGTTGGTAATCCTAGCATTATTCTAAAAAAATTAGGGGTAGCCATTTATTTACGTTTTAATTGGTCTATTTCTGATTTTAGTTCTTTAATAGCTTCAATTAATACGCTTACAAGTTTTTCATATCTTACTGCTTTATAACCGTTACTATTTTCTGTTACTAAAGATGGGAAAACTTCTTCAATTTCCTGAGCTATTACTCCAACATCATGTCCAGCATACATTTCTTGGTTTTCATTCCAATCAAACTCAACTCCACTTATTTGTGAAACTTTTTCTACTGCATTTGAAATTGGTAAAATATTATCTTTTAATCTTTCATCTGATCCCGCAAATGCTATTATATCAGCTGTTGCTCTTATTGAACCTGTAACAAACAGAGTAGCACCATTAAATTTTAAATTAGATTCACCTTGTATAGTACCTGTTTGTCCTGTAGCTGTTAATACATTATTATCTGTATTACCATTAATTGTTATAGTATCACCTACAACTGTACTAGAACCTACTGTTATATAATATCTTGCTCCATTGTAATATACACCTAAAACATCAGCTGCATTTGCTGCAGAAGATGGTGTATAACCTGTTGTTCCTAAGAATGTATGTGGGTCTGAGAATGTTAAAGTTCTTCCTCCAGTTGAATCTTGAGTAACTACTATTACACCTGTATCACCTGTAGTCCAACTATTAAATGCCAATACTTTATTACCATTTAATGTTATTCCTGCGTTTGAACCTGCTGTAACATCCCATGTTACATTAGATGAACCTGTAGCAATTGCTTGTTCGTCTATTTGGAAATTACCTTGTAAGTGTGTTGTACCTCCATCAAAAGTAAATTTAGCTGATCCTGAAACAATACCTGTTGAACCTATAGAGGTCATGATGTTATTATCAATATTACCTTGTATTGCAGCTCCGTCTACACCAGTACTACCTTTTGCACCTGCTGCACCTTTATCTCCAGCGCCTCCTTTATCACCTGCAGCACCTTTGGCTCCTTTTGCTCCAGCATCTCCTTTTTCTCCGTCACCACCTTTTTCTCCATCGCCACCTTTTTCACCAGGTCCACCTTTTTCTCCATCGCCTCCTTTAGCACCTGGGGCTCCTTTATCTCCTTTAGCTCCATCGTCTCCTTTAGCTCCGTCATCTCCTTTAGCTCCATCGCCTCCTTTTTCTCCGTCACCACCTTTTTCTCCATCTGCACCTTTGGCTCCATCATCACCTTTAGCTCCATCGTCTCCTTTAGCTCCGTCATCTCCTTTAGCTCCTTTTTCACCATCATCACCTTTGGCTCCATCGTCACCTTTTTCTCCAGCATCTCCTTTTTCTCCATCGCCACCTTTTTCTCCAGCACCTCCTTTTTCTCCATCGCCACCTTTTTCTCCAGCACCTCCTTTGGCTCCTTTTTCACCAGCACCTCCTTTTTCTCCAGCGCCTCCTTTGTCTCCAGCTTCACCTTTATCTCCAGCTTCACCTTGGGCACCATCTGTACCTTTATCACCTTGAGCACCTTGAGCACCATCACCACCTTTTTCACCAGCTGCTCCTTTATCACCTGTTGTTCCTTGAGCTCCGTCAGCACCTTTATCTCCATCATCTCCTTTGTCTCCACCTTCACCTTTTGCACCTGTAGTACCTTGTGGCCCTTGAGTACCTTGAGCACCCTGTTCACCTTTTTCACCTACACCACCAGGTTCACCTTTTGTACCTGTAGTACCTTGTGCTCCTTTATCACCTTGATCACCTGTAGTAACAAATGATACTATAATATCTTCTCCATTTGAAAATGGTGAAGTAGCTGAACTAGCTTCGTTTGTTAAATCTAATGTCCAAAATCCTGTTCCTTCCATCGTTGCAGAAATTGCAAATGTTAGGAATTGTGTTGCATCCGTTCTATTGGATATTCTAATGTGACCTTTAATAGCTGAAGTAACACTATCTAAAGTTTGAAGTGTTGATTGGATATCGTTTCCATTATCGTCAGTATCATCAATGTATGCTGCTGTGGCAGAATTTTGAGTTGAATTGTTTAATCTAATTTTACCTGTACCTGGATCTCCTGGTGTTGTTGAAGAACCATCAAATGTATAATCAAATGAATTACCACCAAAGTTACCATCAGTACCTTGAACACCTTGAGCACCAATTTCACCTTTTTGTCCTTTAGTACCATCAGTACCTTGTGTACCTACTTCTCCTTTTTGTCCTTTATCACCATCTGTACCTTGAACTCCTTGTGCCCCAATTTCTCCTTTTTGTCCTTTATCACCATCTGCTCCTTGTGTACCTACTTCACCTTTTTGACCTTTTACTCCATCTGTTCCTTGAGCACCATCTGCACCCTGGGTTCCGTCAGCACCTTGTGTACCTACTTCTCCTTTTTGACCTTTAGCACCAGCATCTCCTTTATCACCTTGAGCACCTTTATCTCCTGCTGAGCCTTTATCTCCTGCTTCACCTTTAGTACCATCAGTACCTTGTGTTCCAATTGCTCCTTGTGGTCCTAAATCTCCTTTAACACCATCTGCTCCTTGAGCTCCATCAGTACCTTGTGTACCAATTGCACCTTGTGGTCCTAAATCTCCTTTAGCACCATCTGTTCCTTGTGTTCCAATTGCTCCTTTTTGTCCTTTTTGTCCTTTAGTACCATCTACTCCTTGTGTACCTACTTCACCTTTTTGTCCTTTATCTCCGGTTGCTCCTTTAACACCATCTGTTCCTTGAGCTCCGTCAGCACCTTGTGTACCTATATCACCTTTTGCACCATCTGTACCTTGAGTACCTATTGCACCTTGTGGTCCTAATTCACCTTTTTGTCCTTTAGCTCCATCAGTACCTTGGGCACCATCTGCTCCTTGAGTTCCATCAGTACCTTGAGTACCTGTTTCACCTTTTTGACCTTTGTCTCCAGCTGCACCTTTATCTCCTGATGCACCTTTATCACCTTTATCTCCAGCTGCTCCTACTTCACCTTTTTGACCTTTAGCGCCAGCATCACCTTTAGCTCCATCAGTACCTTGGGCACCATCTGTACCTTGAGCACCATCTGCTCCTTGTGTACCTACTTCACCTTTTTGTCCTTTTGAACCTGGTTCACCTTTTGAACCACTATCACCTTTATCACCTTGATCACCTGTAGTTACAAATGATACTACAATATCTTCTGAATTTGAAAATGGAGAGTTTGCAGAATAAGCTTGGTTACCTATGTTAATTACCCACCACTCATCTGTATTTTGTACTGTTAGATCACTAATACTAAATAATAAGAATTGAGAAGCATCTGTTATATTAGCAATTTTTACGTGTCCTTTAACTGCTGAAGTTACAGCATCAATGGAGGTCATGAATGAATTAATACTGTTGCCGTTATCGTCAGTCGAATCGATATACAGCGCAGTAGCACTACGTTGTGTTGTTGAATTTAATTTTAATTTTCCTGTAGTTGGATCTGTTGCATCTGTACTTGTATCAAATGTGTAATCAAATGAAGCACCTCCAAAATTACCATCTGTACCTTGTGAACCAATTGCACCTTGAGGACCTAATTCTCCTTTTTGCCCTTTTGCTCCATCAGCACCTTGGGCTCCATCAACACCTTTTTCACCTATAATACCTTGAGGTCCTACATCACCTTTAACACCGTCTGTTCCTTGAACACCTAATTCTCCTTTTTGACCTTTATCTCCTTGTGCTCCAATTTCTCCTTTTTGACCTTTATCTCCGGCTGCTCCTTTATCACCAATATTTCCTTTTGCACCATCTGCACCTTGAGGTCCTTCTACTGTCGATGGTTCACCTTTTTGTCCTTTATCACCTTGTGCTCCTGTTGCACCTTGTGAACCTGGAGCTCCTTTATCACCTTTTAATCCTAATTGGTCATTTCTATATAACGTTCCATCAGCTGCAGCAACAACTATATCTGTTACCCCTGTGTCTGTTCCTATATTTAATTTGGTAGTCCCACTACTGGTGAAAGCAGTTTCTACATCTAATTTATTTAATTCAGCGTTTGACCCGCTTAAAATTATTTCTCTCCAGTTTGCCATCGTGTTTTATATGGTTATAAATATGCAACTTTACTTCTTAGAAAATCTTTGCTTTCTTTCTTCTTCTCTTTTTTCTAATGCTGTATAATAATTTTGGAGTGTGAGAGTTGTTTGATATGCTATTTCCATATCTACCCCTAGTATTTGGGTATCTCTTAAAGTATTTAATAAAAAAATCAATTGTTCTTGAGATAGAAGAGGTAAATCCGCATTGGGATTTACCTTTCCTATTTCTATATTTCCCGCTTTAAAAGCGTGTCCTTTAAAACTCATTACTCATTTTGTTTTATGAGTAAATATAAATGTCTTGATTTGCTCCAACAAATATATTTCCTTTTTTCTGGTATTTTGCTACTACTCCAGATGGGGTGTTTTCACCTACTCCACCTTCTACTACTGCTGACATAAATGCATCAGGAGTATATGATGTAGTACTTGGATCAAACGATCCTGTCATACTCCATCTTGTAGTTGCAGCATCATAAGCAAATGCTTCACCATTTGCGGCTCCGTCTTGTTGTACTACAATACCACCATCTCCTACAGCAGTTGAACCAGAAGCTAATCTAATAAATCTATCAGCTACGTCTAAGTTTTCTGCGTGTTGGAATGAAGCTGTACCTTGTACTACTAAGTTTCCTTGAATCAGAGCATTTCTACCAATTGTAGCATCTCTTGTTACAGTTAAGTCTTGATCAATTGTAATATCTGATTGTAAACTTACTGCACCAGATGATACTGCGAAATCTGCTGATGCGAATGAAGCAATACCTTTGTTAGTTGATGTAGCATCTTCTCCAGAAATTGTAATTGTCTGGTTTGAAGCTACTGTATCAATACCTTCACCTGCTGCAATAGATAATGCTTGAGTTTTTAATGCTACTGTACCATTACCTGATGAACCAGAAATTGCTAATGTACTTGCTACACCAGTTAATCCTGAACCATCTCCAACAAATGAACCTGTAAATGAACCAGTAATTTTGGTATTTGCTACAGTACCACTGTTTGTAATATTTGTTGCTACTAAAGCAGTTGATGTTAATGATGTTAAACCAGCTACTGTTCCTGTAGTTCCACCTAATGTTACTGCTGTTGATCCAAGTGTAAATTGTCCACCTGATGATAACATTGCATTAGAAACACCACCAGCTTTAACATTTAATGTATCTCCTGTGATTTCAATTGATGAATCATCAACACCTACACTTAATGCTGTACCAGCACCACCTGCTAAACCTGCACCTGCTACTGAAGTTGCGATTTGAGTTGCTGTAATTCCTGCGTCTGCTACTTTAACTCCACCTGATCCTACAGATAATGTAGAACCATCTGCTTCTACTGCTACTGTTGCAGTTGAAGAACCATCATAAGTGAAATCTGCTATACCATTACCATCTGTTAAATCTGGTAAGTCTGTTGTTCCAACAAATGAACCAACAAATGATCCAGTAAAGGATCCTGAAGCTTCAACACCTGTTAAAGTTAAGTCCGCAATTGAAGAACCTGTAGCACCTAATGCTATACTAGTACCTCCAATGTGAACACTGCTGTTTGATAATTGTGAATTGGCTACGTTGGCTAAAGCACCGCCTAATGTAAGAGTTGGGTTAACACTATCTCCATCTGAAGTTAATGTAATACCATTCTCGTTACCAGTAGCGGAAACAGATTGAACTGTACCTGAACCTAAACCTGAAGCTGCGATCGAAATACCACCAGCACTATTTGTAACGGTAATGTTTGCACCACCTGTAATAGTTGCTAATACTGGATCGCCACCAGTCGAGCCAATTGGAATTTGACCGTTGGTAGCTTGTCCTAATGCTGTTATTGCACCAGTACCACTACCTAGAAGAATGCCTCCGTCTGTTAACGTTGAGGCTCCTGTACCACCCGAGCCAACGGGTAATGCTGTATCTAGGGATAATGCTGATAATTCAGCTGATGATCCGGATACAATTACTTTTTTCCAAGTTGCCATTGATAAATTGTTTTTTTAGTTATTGTTAAATTTTATTACGTTTATACGTATGCAACCCGAACAATTAAGTCCTATTTTTTAAATATTTTTTTAATCTATTCCTATGAAAGCAGATGATGTTGTGAAATATAATCCACCTACTACTGCTGTAGGAGCACCATCGGCTCCTATTCTTGCTCTAAATTGAGCTACACCTTCTTGGTTCATATTAAATAAACTCTGTGTTGGTGCTGCTGCATTAGATATTAGGAAATTTTCGTTTGTGTTTATTAAAGTATCAAAACTACCTGTTAAACCTAAACTACCTGTAATTTGTGCTGAACCTGTATGTGGGAAAGCATCTCCTCCACCTGATCCTGTTACTGCTTGATCTATTATTGATGGTAGTGCAATTTGATATCCTGCAACATCTGCTCCTGCAGCTAATTCTGTTATAACATCATCTCCAAATATTGTTACATTTGATGATGTAGTTGATAATGCTCCAATAGCTATTGCTTGATTTGAACCAACATATAAAAAGTCTCCACTATCTGATTCGACTCCTTGTTCACCCCATTTTACAAATGCTGATATTTTAGATGTACTTATATCTCTAAAAGTTACTTCTGATAATTCATATAAATGAAACTTACCAGTAATTATACCTCCTCCTAATGAAGGTGATGCTGATCCTACAATTCCATATCTAGGTGTTAAAGCAGCATCATAATTTGAATCATCACTACCTGTTATATTATTTACAGTTAATACGTTTTGAGGGTCACTAAATGAAGCACTATTAATAAAATAAGTACCTGCTGGTGTATCAGCTGTAAATATTCCTCCTGTTTGAGTTGCATTAGCATTTGCACTTACTGTTATTGTTGAACCAGCTATATTTGTAATAGTTACATCTGCTGCAAATCCTGATGAAATAGTATTAATTGTTTGGCCTACTCTTAGTAAGTTTATATCATAAGTGGCATTTAAGGCAGTGGCATTTGTAATTCTATTATCTCCACTTGTTGTGTCACCATTGATTGCTACTATATTATCATATGCAGGAGTAGCACTTGTAATTTTTCCTATAAAAAGTTGATTTTCGTAAGCCATTAGCCGTATCTATTTTTTAATTAAATTAATTCTTTTAAAATTGGAACCTAATTAAGTTGTTGATAAATGTATTAATACTACCAACTGTAAATCTATTATTTGTGCCTCCTATATTAGCAGATACTGTACCTGATGCATTAAATGAACCATCAGATAATTTAAATACACCTACTAATGGTGGATTCATATCTGTATCGGAATTATTATCACCACCACCATTTGTTATATTATTTGGCATTGTTAATACAAATGTGGATGATGTTTTAGTACCTGTTGTTAGGGAAATTGAATTAATTTGTATATTTCCTGCACTTGGTGCTTGAATTGTTCCTGCAGCTTCATCATATGATGTAATTTTAGCTGCTGGAATATATATTAAATCTGTTCCACTTGCTGTTCCAGATGTTCCTGAAGCAAAATCAAATGCGTTTGTTGAAACGTTCTCAATTGTTACATACAAGTAAGTATCTGATCCTCCTCTTACTACAATAAAATCTCCAGCTGTTAAACCGTGTGCTGTAGAAGTAACTGTAACTGTTGAACCTGTTCTACTCCATGTTTTATTTCCAAATACTGTACCTGTACTCATTATTTGACATTCTCTACCACTGTTTAATACTGAAGCTATATATCTAACTTGAGGATTAATTGCTGTATCTGAACCTCCACCTGCACCTGGGGCACCTTTATCACCTTCTGAACCTTTAGCACCATCAGTACCTTGTGTTCCAGTTGCTCCTTGTGGTCCTAAATCTCCTTTTGCACCAGAAGCTCCATTATCACCTTTAACACCGTCTGCACCTTGAGGGCCTACTACTGATGAAGGTTCACCTTTTGTACCTTTATCACCTTGTGATCCTGTATCTCCTTTTGTACCATCTGTACCTTGAGCTCCATCTGCACCTTGAGGACCTGCTACTGAAGAAGCTTCTCCTTTTTGTCCTTTATCACCATCTGCTCCTTGTGTACCTATTTCACCTTTTTGTCCTTTATCTCCATTATCACCTTTTCCACCTTGTGGGCCTGTTGCTCCTGTATCTCCTTTTGCACCAGCTGGGCCTGTTGGTCCTGTAGTACCTATAGCACCCTGTGGGCCAGTTGCTCCTGTATCACCTTTTGATCCAGCTGATCCTGTTGGACCAGTATTACCTATAGCACCTTGAGGTCCTGTTGGACCTGTTCCACCAGTTGCACCTTGAGTACCTGCACCAGTTGCACCTTGAGTACCAATATCACCTTTTGCACCACCTGCTCCAGTTTCACCTTGAGGGCCGACATCTCCCTTAGCGCCTCCTGGTCCTGTATTACCTATTGTACCTTGAGGTCCTGTTGCACCATCTGCACCTTTTTGACCAGTTGCACCTTGTGAACCTGCTGGACCTGATCCACCAATAGCACCTTGAGGTCCTGTTGAACCTCCTGCACCTGTAGCACCTTGTGGTCCTGCTGAACCCTCTGCACCTTTATCACCAGCTACACCTTGAGCACCTTTACTACCAGCTGCTATTGTTGCTTTTGAGATTACATTCGTTGAGTCGTCAATTTGCACAACATATCCTGTTGATGCAATTGCAGGTCCCATATCGAATTTATTGTAAGAACCTGAAATGTGTAGTGATCCTGTTATTTTAAGTGATCCCGAGTCCGCTGGTACAGTAGTATTTCCAATTGTGATGTCGTAATTTTGGGCACCTGTAAAAGCGTCAACAGATTGAGAGACTTGTAATGCCTCTATGGTCAAACCTGTTTGAATATTAGTTTTATCTAGTGTTAATGCCATGGTATAAGGTTATATTTTATTATAAATATGTAAATTTTATTGTCTGTCTATGTTTACTAAAATAGTTGTGTCAGTTGTTCTTGAAGTGGGCAAAGGCTGCGCTAACTTCCCAACTGCTACTAACTCATTATTATTATTATACATACCAACTGTTGTAACATAAGGTGAAAAGAATGAGGAAGTTACAAAATTGTAGACTGTACCATCATTACTAGAACCTGATATTGTTGTTGGGTTTAGTGAATAATTAAATTCATCTTCTGCTAATGTACATTTGTACTGCGTCTCATAAATAGTAAAAGAAGAAGAAAATGATGCAGTTATATCTGTTGTAAATGCAAAGTTATCAACATCTAGAAAACCAACTGTTCTACCACCGTATTTTCCATCTCCATATTCTACATTTCCATAACCTGTTTCTCCTGTTCCTATATTTCTAGGACCACCTGTAAAGATTACCATTCCATGTTCATATACTACATTTCCTACATTAATTGATTGTGATGGTATTCTTAATGGACAATCTCTCATTAATCTACCTTCACCATCATCAAAATAACTACCACTAGGAGTTATAATTTTTAATGATTTAGGTTGTATATAATCTCCAAATAATGCTTTTGGAATAGACATTACAGCTATGGTAGGATTAAATGTTCCTGTTCCATAAACAGCTTCACCATATTTAGCTGAACCATATTTGGCTCCATCTAATGTTAAAGTTGTATATGAACTAGTAGGAAAATATTTTTCTGCTACTAAATCTGTTTGTTCAAAATTAAAGTAAGCATTACTGCCTATAGGACCAATAGATGTTCCATCAGGTTGAATTGATGCCGTATTTACATCTTGAACTTCTCCATTACTACTTGAAATATAATTTGAGTAATATAATTGTCGAATAGATGAATAAACAGCTGATTGTGTATATTGGGTATCAGTTGTTCCTGATGTTATAACGTCATTAATAGGGCTACCTAAATACCTAGCAATGTCAACATTTGATGCTGTTAAGGCATTACCTTTGTATTCGAATCCCTTAGTTAATTCTAAAGGCGATACTATTATATCTTGTGAATTGAATTGTTTGTACGCCGCCATCCATTCTTAAAAATCTAATTTAACTCTAATAAGAGCTTCTTTTGTAAAATCTTTGTTAAGCGGTTTAGATAATTTAGCAACGGCTAATAATTCATTACTATCATTATATAAACCTACTGTTGTCATATAAGTTTGAGGATTATTAATAAAGTAATCATAAATAACTTCACCTGTTGATCCTGAGATATATGATGGATTTTCTGAATAGTTAAATTCACTATTTCTTGCTCTAACAAATACAAAATCAGATGTAATTGTTTCTTCTGAATTTAATCCAAAGAAACCACTACCAGAAATTGCTTTCCACATTTTTAATGAATTAACTGGTGAACCTGGAGTATTAGCTGAAGTTTCAGTTTGTAAATTAATACCTGTAGCACCGTTAACATCTAAAGCATCTCCATTTAATAAAATAGTTCCAATATCTGGTAAGAATAAACCATAAGAACCATGTGCATCTGAATATCCATTTGCTTGAGATGAAGTATTTGCTACACCATCTGAACCTGATACTATTTGATATGCTCTAGTTGTACCATAATATGTTGGTAATAATACACCTGGTGTTTTAGAATTATCTGTTAGGTATAATGTAGGTTCACCTGCACCACTTCCACTTAATCTTAGATTTAAAGAGCCTGGGAATAAAGCTTGTTTATATCTAGATCTTTCTATACTTAAAGCATAAATTGAACTACCTGTTACATCACCAAATACAAATTCAGAGTTTTCATCTTCTAAAACTAATGTTCTGTATTGTCCATAAATTGTAGATGAAGGGGATACATTAGATACTAATGAATTGAATGCATAAGCACCTCCACCATTTTTATTTCCATAGGCAATCTCAAATTGAGCAGTTGAAAGAGAAGATGTAGGGTTACCATTGTAGATAGTAGTATAATATACACCTGAATCACTGTTAATTTGATTAGATTGGGTGAAAAATGTTGTTAAAGTTGGTTCATTATTGGACCAACAAGTAGCAGTTTGTGCCTGTGCACTTACTACAAAATCGTCTGCTTCTAATCTCTTGAATGCCATTTATCTATTTTTATGTTGTTGATTTAGTTATTGTTATTGGAATAGTAATTCTTGCTCCACTATCTAAACCATTTACTGTTAATGTACTTAATAATGTAGAATTAGATCCAAATAAAGTATTAACTGTTGTTGCTCTTAACGTAAATTGTGTACCAATAATTGTTGATGAAACATTAGTTCCAATTGTTTGTGTTGCTGATGCATTTGCAGCTGTTGCTGCTGATGTGTTAATACCTGTTCCTTCAAAAGTATTTAATAATCTAATATCAGCAATTGTAGCTGAATATCCTGCTGTTTCAAATACTTGGTCATTTCCTAAATAATTCAATGTTTGAGGAGTAATTGCAATTGTAGCACCTTGTTGTAAGGTAATTGCTTCATATCCTAAATTTAGGATTGGTAATTTAGCTGTACCTCTTGGTAGTGTAGCTAATTTATATTTCATTATTTGTGATTCTTCTGGGAATGCTTCTAATAAAGGCATTCCATCTATAGCTTGACCATAGAATGCTGAACCTGATGGATGTGATGGATTATAAAGTGTATAATCTACTTCATCATCTGAAAGTGCGAATTGTGTGATTCTAAACGAACCGTCGTTGGCAGCTAATAACTCTCTTCCTTTTGTAGTCAATATAGCGTCAACTGTTATTACTGAATTATTTAAATATCCCATTTTTGTTTTTTTATATAAATATTGTTATATGTTATAAATATGTTACTCTATTAGTTTCTTATCTCTTAGGTCAGATATTACTGCATCTGGTTCTAATTCTATAGCAGCTATTGGATACTGTGGGAATAAAATACCAGTAGGAGTATTATCTTGTTTTAAAAGTGGTTTGTATTTATCTACAAAACTTCCTGATGGAGTTGATACAGCAGATGATGTTTCAGCTGCAGATGAACTCACAATTCCTGCTTGATCAAAGAAATGTGTTGTTACATTTTCACTTACAACAAATTCTTTTTCTGAAGCTAATCCACCATAAGGGAATATTGAATCTAATACTACCATATTAGGACTATATCTATATCTTCTTAATAAGAAGAATTGTAGATTAGTAGATGGAGAAATATTATCATTTAATATTAGCTTTAATTTATTAGTTTGTGTTAATGTATTATTTTCTTGTGGTGAAATTACTTGTTGTACTGTATATGATTTTGATTCATTATTTTCAAATCTAATTTCATCACCTACCATTACTGACCAAGGTATATTATTTGTTGGTATTGTTGTATCTGCAGGTTCTAATCCACCTGGGAATAAAGCATTTTCAGATGCTGTATAAGGTAAATATCCTTGAAAATATCCATTTTCAACACCATAAGTAGTATTACCGTTTTGTGATTGTAATTCTATTACATTTAATACTGGTTCACCTGCTGATTGTGAAAACGCCCAATATGGGTGATTTAATGCATTATTTGTAGATGATTGACCTCCTAAATCACCTGCTATAACAGCTGCAAAGAAAGGTCCACCTGTTGTTTGGTTTGGTTTTACCCAATCAGTATGCCAACTATAATTTGGATTCCAAAAGTTATGTGGTGATTCTAATGGTTCTGCTTCATAATTGAACTCAGCATTCCATCTATATCTAGTATTTGCTACTATTTTCTCAGTATCACCATTTTGTATGTTAATAACAAATTTTAAATAATCTGCATCTGGAAGATATTTACCCGCATCTTCAAAAGCATCTTTTAATGCTGCTGCTGGTATATTAATTCTTAATTCTCTGTTACTGTTTCTTAATCCACAATTAGGCTGTCCAATAATATTTGTTAGGTTAAATTCTGTAGAAGCATTACCATAATAAGCTAATAATGTAGGTTGGTCTATTAGATTTAGTTTACATTTAGTCCAACTATTAGTGTTTAAACTAGTATTTGTAGTTTTTTCTAGACTAATTTTGATATATCCAATATAACCCCAATCATAATTACTACTATCCCAGAAACCACCATTATCTGTTTTACGTCTCCATATTGCAGATGATTCTTGTTGAATATTTAATATTAATTTATAATCATCAGATAATTCATTTCCACTTAATTGTGGGTTTGTATTTGTAAAAGGATCAGTTGTAAAGAAATATTCACCCGCATTTCCATAATATTGAGGTTCTTGAATTGATGAAGTTATAAGAGATGATGAAGCATAAGTAATACCATCACTACCTGATAAACCATAATCTACAGGATAATCAACATCTGTTGTACCTGCTGATATTGATGCTGTTATACCACTTAAAAAGTTAGGTAAGTTTACAACTTTATCATTAAAGTTAGAAGCATTAAATACGTTACCTTGAGCATTTATTCCATAATTTAAAAATGGAGCATTATAACTAGATACTCTAGCAGGGTTACCTGCTAGTGGTATTGATGATGTTGTTGTAGGTTGTATATCACTTCCTGATGAAGCATATGTACTAGCACCTGTTTGAGACCATAATACTGCTACTGGTTCTGCTGCTACTCTATGTACTGGTTGAAAACCATTTAAACTATCATATTGTGTTGAACCTGATACTTGATTTATACCTACTCTTGCTAAACCTTCTTGATCCCAAGTTCCTTCTAAATCATAGGCTGTGTAAGGTGATAATACAGGTTGTAAAGCATCTCCTGCTTCATTAATTAAATATTTTATATTAAATAATGTTTTAGTATTAACTACAGGGTATGGATCTAGAACTTGATCTGCATACCCAAAATATGCTGTTAAATAATCAATTACAGGTATTATACCAAAAGTTGTTTCATTTTGACCAACTCCACCTAGACCATCAATTGTATTTACACCATTTGCTGTTGATCTTGAACCATTATATCTTGGGTTTATTGATGGTAATTGTGTATAATTAGATTCTGGTACTGTTGATTTACGAGCTGAACCTGATAATATCTGTTGGAAATTAATAGGATTGTAAGGATCACTTGAATAATCAACTTCTTGAATTAATGAATTTATTCTATATTGTGCTACATTATTAAGTATAGGTTGACAATCATAAGCATTAGTAAATCCATTTGTTAATTCTGATCCTGAGAATGCATTTTCTATTAATGTAGGCACTGTTCCAACTCCTAACGCCCCTATGACATTGTTAAATTCTAAATTATATTCTTTTACTACAAGTGAATTTTGTATTACATCACCTACTGATTTTGAAACTGATATTGCTACATTTAAACAATCTTGGAATGCTACAGATTGAGATGGAATCAGCACACTCATTGTATAAGGTACTGGTGCTTGATGAATTGTTGTCGATCTTAATTCTGATGATGTTAAAGGTGTAGATCCAATATTAGGAA